TGGCCACCCGATGGCGAGTAGACATAATCCTCAATGGTCACGAGCGCCCGTAGGGTCACGCTACCAAGCGAACAGAACGGCGTGGCGGACTGACCCAGCACAGCCTTGATAACGTGCGCTGTGCGGCCATTCACGGCCTCGCGGTAGCAGTTTAGCAATCGCGATGGGTTGGCCGGGGTGTTGTCGGGGTCTTGGCTCGACTGCCCAACAAATTCAAGAGCGGGCATCAGTAGTAGGCCGCCCGGTCGGCTGCGTCCTGCTCTGCCTCGGTCACGGTTCCATCTTCGTCAGTGTCAGCAATGACAGGACGATCATCGGGAAACGCCTGAGTGCGCAGTCGGGCAATCATTGCGGCCCTGCTGTCACGCGGGGCAATCTCATAGTGCGGGGCCATATCAACCGCCAAGAGGTAGGCGAATGGCAGGAAAAGGCTATCGGGGAACTCGTCTGCGGTCCACGTGTAGGTTATGCCTTGCGCCGCTTGAACTTCGGCCAAAAGGCCGGACAGCAGCGACTTACCAAGCGCAAATTCTTCGGCTGATGGGGTTTCGCCCATGCCGGAAACGCCGAGGCGTGTTTGCGCCATTGCGACAACTTCAAGCGTCGTCTTGGTCATCAGACTTCGCCTTTCGCGCCTTAACGGCGGTGAATTCGGGCAGCACCTTGCACTTGTCGTAAAGCGATGCGTCTGCCGGATCGTCCATGTTGAACGTCGCGGCCTTGCCGGGGGTGAACGTCATGTGGCGCAAAGTGGCCTCAGCCTCGCCAGTGAACTTGAGCTTCATGTGCATCCCCTCAATTGGTTAGGGGCAGACCCGAAAGCCTGCCCCATATTTCTTAGCTGTCAGCGACGGCTGCGAAGAACCCGGTTACGATGCCGTGATCTTTCAGGTCGTCCGTGTCTGCCGAGCCGGTGCCGAACGTCATTTTGTCCAGACCGTCGATGGCAACAACTGCACAACCCTTTTCGTTGCCGTAGTCGGTCTCGCCCTTGGTGCGAGTGTTCCAACGCTTGGCGATGCCGAGGCCAAGAGCCTGAGCGCCGCAGAGGAACACGCCGCCAACGTCGATGCCGGAGTTGCCAACGCCCGTAAGGGTTGTCATGTCGTCCACCTCGTGGATGATCATGCCGTCCCATTCAAGGTCGCCACCTTGGAACAACTTGTTGTTCTGCTTCGACAGCGAAACTTCACGCTGTGCCTGCTGAATGGTTGCGTTGTTTTTCAGGTCGCGGAAGGCAAGCGGGTGAGCAAACACAACAAAGTAGCGCTTGTTCATGCCCTCAATGCGGATCGGGCGAATCTTCGGGTTTGCCGAAAGGGCAATCCGCTTCATCAGCGAAAGCGCATCAGGGGTCAGCTTGTCGTTGGTGGCGTCGATAGTTGCCAGCGCCGCCGAGTGGTCGTTGGCCGCGTTGTTGGCCTTTGCCGCACCAAACAACACACGGTCGGCATTATCGACCAGCCATGCGTCTTTTTGGGCTTCGGAGGCCGATGCGTAGGCAACGCCGTTCTTCGAATACAGTTCCGCGATGATGCGGTTTGTGTCCGCCTCGACTGACCAATCCATAAGCTGGTCTTTGGCGGCGTTCCGCAGTGCGATGGAACTGATCTGCTCGTCAAACTCGGTGATCGAAACACCGTTACGACGCAAGGCCACTGTCAGCTTGTGCGAACGGCTGCCAAGTGCTTCTTCGTTGCCCTCAAGCTTGGAGCTACCATCGTTGGCAGAGCCGGTCAGCTTGTTGACGAGCGCGAAGGTCAGGCTGTCGCCCTTCTTCTTGGTCAGATCTTCTTTCACCTGGATGATCGAAGAGGAACCCTTGCCCATGTAGGGCTTAAACGGGTGGTTGCCGAGGTATTCCCGGAAATACTTGTCGTCCCACTGCTGTGGTGTGAGACCTGCTGCTGCTGTAGTCTGTGCCATCTGGCTTTTCCCTTAGAATGGGGCGGTCAGGACAGAAGGTCGTCCAACGGGGTGAGCGTTGGTGCAACCGGGGATGTTCTGCCGCCGATGCTGGTTTCTCCGGCAAGGCTTGGCGCTTTAGCCATAGGCGTTGCCTGTTTCGCGACCATTTCCGCCTCGAATTCCCGACGCCATTCTTCCTTTTGACGGGCAAGAAAGGCTGCGGGATCGGGTCCGACCTGCTGTGCGAACTTCTGTTGATTGTGCCACTTCACGACTGCCTCGTAAGGCATCGGTGATGCGAGGATTTGCTGACGGGTTGCCGGATCAGCGCTATTCAAGAAGGCGTCCCGCGCCTCATTGACTACGCCGTCGCCGTGCTTGTCGCGGGCAAACGCCTCGGACGTGTTTAGGCGCTCATTTTGGATTTGCGCTTGGAACGTCTGCTGTATCGACTGCTGATAACCCTTCGGATCCTCGAAGACATCGGGGATCGGGATGGGTTCAGCCTTCGGTGCCTGTGCCGCCTTCAACTCGCGCATTTCTTGGCGCAGTGCTGTGAGGCTGCCCAGAAGGCCCTTTTCGGCCTCCGACTGAACGGGGGCTTCTGCCGCTGGTTCGGCTGGCTCTTCTGCCGCCGGGGCTTCTTCGACCTCGGCAACGGGGGTTTCGGGTGTGGCTTCTTCAACTTCGGTCTGCGGGGCCTCTTCGGCCACAACAGTTTCTTCGCCGATCATGTCATCAAGATCGTCCATGGTGTTCACCTATCGTTGTGATTACGAAACGCCCGTCATCGTCGGCGGCACGATTTCGCCCTTATCGCTGGCGTCGCGGATCGCCCGGTTAACCCCGGCGGCGGGTATCAGTAGCCAAGCGCCAATCGTTGCGCTTCGACCTGTGATTTCTGAGCGTTCGCCGCGTTAAGCGCCGTCTTGCTCTGTGTCTCTTCAACCTCGGCCTGAGCCGTTTGCATTTCAGCGGCCATTCGTGGGTCTTGGCTCTGCTGCTCTTTTTGCTGCTCAAGGTGTTCAAGGATCTTCGTCTTGACGTTGGACCGCAGGGGCGATGCTTCAATGAGCATTTCAAGGGGCAGAACACCGCCTCTTGCCGCGTCAATGTTGACCAACTGTTCGAAGGTCTCGCTTTCCAGCGTTACGGTGTCCGGCACCTCTTCGAGGATGATGTCGACCTCAAGCTCGCCAATTGGGTTTTCCACCTCAACAACCTGAGAAAGGCGCGGATCGCCCGGCCCAAGCCCATTGCGATAGGCGAACTCCCTGACAAGCTCAGGTGGATAATCCCGCATCTTGTCGTTGAGCGTCACCGGCTTGTTGATCGAGACAAAGCGGACGTTTCGCTCGTCATCAGTAACCCGGACCCAACGCTCTTCCGTCCAGTATTGGCGGACGCGGTTCCAGATTGCCTCATAAACGCGGCGGGTGAACCGGCTTAGTTTGTCGTTGAGCGGCGTTAGCGCCTGCATTGCGCCCTGCTGCTTGGCCAGAACGGCGCGGCCACTGTCGCCATCTGCGGAACCCATTAGGGCCTCGGTGGCGCTCATGTCCTGAATTGAATTCTTGGCCTCTTGGAGTAACGCAAACTGGCTGGCCAGCATGTCGTTAGTCGGCACCATGTCGAAAGGCTTCATCCCGACGCGGGCGGCATCCTCGAAAGCCTCCGAATTCAACTCAATGTGGCCATCGGGCCGGGCAAGCTCGCGCTTCATTGATAGAACGCTATCGACTGCGCCCTTGATGCCGTAGGTCTGCCGTGATGTGCTGAGGTGCAGCGCCTTAGATCGGCGCTTGTTCACTTCGTCCTGCATGTCAAGCAGCTTGAGCGTTTCGCCGTAGCGGTTGTTTTCACGGTCCACATATGCGGATTGCATGAGAAGCGGGCATTCGCTTTCGCCGTCGCTGTTGAGGTATGGGCTTTCCCCCTCTTCGAGGATCACGCCATAGCTGAACTTCACCCACTTCCATTTGTCATCTTCGAGGTAGTGCATGAGAACAATGCGAACGCGGTTGCGCTGCTTGTCGCCCCAAACCTGATTGCTTGGCCGGTCGTCGTAGGTCTCGCTGACGGCTGAACGGTCGTTCATTGCGCCATCAAGCCCGCCCTTGGCCTTTGGATATTGCCGCTCAACTTCCTTGCGGTCAGACCAGATTACCGCGCCCAGATACCGGGCGTCGGAAAAGTCGTCTTTCTTGCTGTGCGGATCGTAGAAAAGCCGGTCCCAAGAATACAGATTAACCGCAACCTCGATCTTGCCGCGCTTCTCAACGTGGACAACCTCAACGCCGCCGAAGCCCTCGATCAGCATGTTTTCCCAAACCGCAGAACGCTTCTCGTGCCACTCAACGTTGTCACAGACAAACCGCAAGGCGTCGGTTGCGGCCTCTGCGCCTTGCTCGTGCTCAGGCGTCCTGGGGAATGCCTTTGGGTCCGTGCGGCGGTTCATTTCCTGACCGACGAGCCAGTTGATCTTGCCTGCAATGACGTTATCGACAACGGGCGGCTGACCGCGCCGCTCAAGCTCTGAACGCTCTTCGGCTGTCAACTGATTGCTGTCGTAGTAATCCCGGCAACGCTCGGAAGTCGCCCGCGCTGCGTCGGATGCGCTTTCTGCGGCCTCGAACTTCTCAACGAAATTGAGGGCGCGGTCATCTAAAGTGCTTTCCATGAAGCCTCCGCCCCTTCGTCGTCATCAATGCCGTAGTCGAAAACCTTGGGCGCTGCTGTGCTTGAACTCAATGTCCGAAAATTGCACCGGCCGCTCATCTGCCCTATCGCATACACTGCCTCGGCCATCACGAGGTTGGT